TAAATTCTATTTGTTAGTCACAATCAATAAAATTAGAATAATGAAAATGAAATGAAGGAAATCCTTGCAAAATCGCTGAAAACGTTGATTTTAATAGGGTTTCCGGCATTTCGATAATGATATTTCGGTTGTTTTAGAAAGATTAAAATGGGTTCCGTTAGTCACAGTTAGTCACAAATGGAACTTTTATCTTTTCTATTTCTGTCCGGAGTTCTTCCAGTGTTCTGTGGCCGTACACAGCGTTTGTAACATCTCCACCAAAAGAGTGGCCGAGCATTCGCTTTCGGTCATTCTCCCGGACACCGTATTTTTCACACAGCGCAGAAAAGGTATGTCGACAATCGTGCGGCGTGTGTTTCGGATTGCCGACTATTCCTAAATGTTCCAGTGTAGGATAGAACAATGCTTTTCTGTGATGCTGCTGAGTATATACGCATAGTTTTCCATCTTGTGCCAGCACTTTCTGTTCAGCAAAATGGTATATGGCAGGATGTATCGGAACAATTCTGTTTTTACCGGCTTTTGTTTTGATTCCACCTTGGAAGTATTTCTCTTCCAGGTTGGTTGTGAGTTTTAACACTTCCCCGATTCGCCAACCAGAGTAACACATAATAAGAATGAGCTGCACTTCTGGATCGTCGGTATTATTCCACAACACCTGCATCTCCTGATCAGAAAATGGCGTTCCATGTTCGGTGTCGTTATCAGCGTTGACATGGACGTATAATGCCTTATTTTCCGTTACGATTTCTGAGTAGACTGCATATTTGTACATCTGCTTAAACAGAGTTAGGATAGCCATCTGGCTTTGCTTTTTCAGTGTACAATCATCAATAACTTTTTGCATATCAGGAGCCTTTAAATCTTCGAATATGCGATTGTGCAGAACAGTACAGTTTGTATAAGCTGTCCGGTATGCTTCTTTTGAACTGTATGACAGTTTTGTCCCCTCTGGGAACTTCCACGCATAAAACTGCTCGTATACATCTGAGAACGTCAATTTCTTGATTTCTGGGTGTTTTCCTTCGACACCCTTGATTGTATTGTAGTCGGCAATTAAGCGACTTATAAGGGTATCTATATCGGTCGTAGGAGACACCTCAAGAGTCCGTTCCATGCCAGGTTGATACGTGCCGGCTTTGTATGCTGTCAGGACAGTGAAACCTTTTATCCAGTCATCCACGTAGCAGATCGCCGGCGGACGTTTTAGTTTTCCATTATCGCCCAGTGTAGCTGGCGGATGCACTGCGAAGCAGTTTCTCCGGTTCTTGCCAAGGAACCGGATAGAGCCGAAGTTATTCGGCAGTTTTGGATATTTCTTTCTTTTCTTCGCCATTTTTATTCCTCTTTTCTTATAGCTGTTTTTTAGGTATAAAAATAACAGCCGAACAAATTTTCTGTCTTGTTCGACTGCTCCGAAGATGATACAATATGTCTTGCCAGAATATAGCATCTCTCCGGAGATGTATAAACGCCGTCCCGGTACGCCAATGCCGGGGCGGTTTTTTTATTTAATTATGTGATTTCCAATTTGATCTCATTATAATTCCAACAATCCAATATATTCCACCAGAGAATAATCCTAGAATAAAAATCCAGAACCAACTGAGATACCATGGCATTTTCCGTTTTATATACGGCGCGCCTGAACTTGCCGCTGAGGACGCAGAGGAAGATGCAGAATTGTTAATGATGATGTCTCTGTTGCTAGAAGTCAACTGCTCTACTTGTTTTCCACACTTAGGACATACTACACAGTCGTCGTCAATAAGTTCTCCGCAGTGCTTACAATATTTTTTCTTTTCATTCATGATAAACACCCTCCTGATATGTTTTCGCCACGCTTCGCACTTTTTATGCGGATTATGTATTTTGTACCGCTGATTTTGCAATATTATGTAAAGTACGGTTATTCGTGGTATTTTTATTTTATCATTTTAAGAACATATTGTAAAGATTTAGAACGAAATAGAGTGATTTAGATGAAAAAGAAATATTTTTTTCTATAAAATAGTGAGAGTTTATGTGTATCATTGGCAGTTGCCAAGAGTCGGGATAGGTGGTATAATAGCAAAAAAGAACTAATGTTCGGTTCTATTTCCCACAGCCGGACATATACTATAGTGTAAGTGGTAGTTGCGACAGGGAGGGTTATTTATGGATTATAAGAAAGAGATTATTGAGATGGTTGAAAAATGCACGAATAATCATTGGATAGAAGTGATTTATATATTTGTGAAAAGGCTAATCGGATAACATTAAAAAAGACAAGGGTTTGCGCATTGCCCTTGTCTTTCTTTTTACTTATTAGAAATCATGTCAATAAGTTTTTCTAAATTGTCCCATCCCTCATCATCCAATCTGGCTAATGCAGACACGAGACGGTGTCGGAAAGAATCTTCTCCAGATTTCATTACGTCTGCAAGCATGGCAGAAATTTGTTTGTCTTTAATTCCGGGTACAAACATATCTCCGTTTCCAGTTCTGAGCCATTCTTCGTTTACGTTAAATTCTCTGCAAACATCATCAATAGTCCGATCTGACGGAACTTTGCTTCCCATTTCAATTTGCGCTACAAAATTCCTACTTATCTTTAGTTTGTCTGCAAATTCTTGCTGAGTTACGTTTAATTCTTTTCGCAACTCTTTAAACCTGTCTTTCAATTTAATTCCTCCTTTCTGAAAATATAATATCATAAAATGTTTACAAAGTCAACAAAAAAGTATTGACAAATGTTGTCTAAGGGACTATACTGTGTTTACAAGGTAAACAAAGGAGGTGGAAAATATGAAACGCCATCCGATTATGGAATATGTGATTCCAGCAATTGTAGCAAGTGTGGCAACAGTTTTAATCCGTTTAGTGCTAGGGTGGTAAGAATCGAAACAATAATCGGAATAGCCACATCTTTCAATAGTAACTTTTTAAATTCATGTTTTCTTTCAGCAATATAAGATTTTCCCTGTTCGGAAATCGTAATAGAGAGAGTTTTTCCTTTTGCATATCTGACCTGACCGTCTTGATTGATTTTAGGAAAAGATTCTCTATTAACAGAAATCAATTTTTCTTCTTCAAGAAAATTTGAAATTTTGATTTCATTTTCCGATAGAGAAGAATATTCAATTTTTTCTTTGCTTGAAAGATATTTCAAGAAATTAAATTGTTCTTTATTGAGATACACAATATCACCTCCCGTCTACTGGGAGTATATCACAAGAAAGGAGTGAGTACATGTCTGAAAAAGAAAAAAGAATCGTTGAAAAGCTAAAAAACGCGATTCCTAAGATGTCAGAATTTGACAAGGGTTACATTCTCGGAAAGACGGAAAGTTTTTCTGAGAAAAAAGATGATTCTGACCAGAAAGAAAACGGGAAAGGAGTAGATTATGAATAAAATTTTCGTTCCACACGAACTTAAAACAATCGAGGTTGACACAGAAAAGAAAATCTTCCGCATCAACGGAGAGGATTTCGGACGTGAATGTACAGGTTTCATGATTTCCTGTACACCGGATGGTTTCCGTATTGATATGGAAGTGGACACGACCATACACTTTGCGACTTATTCTAATAAGGGAGCACAGAAAGAACAAGGAACGTATTAAGCGGAAACTCCTTTATGTGAGTCACGCAGAGCACTGTAAGTTCCCAGAAGATAAGAAGCATTATATTCTGGGGTATATGGACGGAGTTATTGATTGCAGTAATTCTGACCAGAAAGAAAGTAAGAAAGGAGTATGAAATGAGCGAAGTTGATACTTACATTAAAGAAAATGCAGAAGTCCATCAGTTCGCTGCAGAGGTCGCAAGAATCATATCAGCAATCCCACAGATGCCGGAGTTCTCATCAGAGAATATGACCGTAGCCGATGCGAGTCAATTGATCGGACTCCCTATTACAGCAATCCGGGCAGGAATTGTGTATGGATGGTTGCCGATTGGTGTGGCTGTGCAGAATAATAAGCCGGCAAAAAGTCTTTCCGGTGGACGAATTACTTACATTATAAGCCCCAGGAAAGTCTATGAAGTAACTGGACATGTCTGGAAAGGTAAGGCTGCTCTTAATAAGTGAGTGCCCCGGAGGGAGTCGACACCTCCGCCCCGGAGCTTTGCACCCACTAAAATGCCTTAGTGGATAGATACATTATAGTTCTCTATCTGCTAATTGTAAAGACAAATAAGAAAAAATAAGGAGAAATTAGCAAGATATGAGTGAAATTAGAAACGAAAATCAGCTAACATGGGCTGACATCGAAGTAGCACTTGCGACTGAAATTGTCGAAGAAAGCAAGAAAAAGTCAAAAAGATGGTTCACAGCATGGGTTGTGACGGCTGCCGCACTGGTGGCAAGCAACCTTGCGTGGATTGCAGGAGAAATGAAATAAAATGAAAGAATATATGTTGATCGCCGTATGCATGCTCGCCGGGAAATATGTGGATATACCTATCTGGCTAAACATCTTTTTCGGTATCTCGGCAGCATGGGCAGTACGCCAGATGAAAGCAGACTGGCAGTAGGAAATAAGGAGGATAAGAAGATGTTCGAGAAAATTGATGAAATTTATGAACTCTGTAAAAGAGTTGTGAACGAAGTTCCGGTAGCAAATATCACCTTTGATTTTTCGGGCTACGGTTTGGAAGTAAGAGGGGTTAAAAGGAAGGAAGATGCTCTCCTTCCCAAAGACAAATTTAAATGGGATTTATATCAAAATGTATCTTTTAATCCATTTTACGAGAAAGAAAGTCGTGAAAAGCTTAATAAAATCAAAACTTTCTTGCTGGAACTTCTGATAGATGGGAAGTGTCCAAATGAGTAAACAGATAGCAATTATGAAACTTCTTCCTAGTCTGGAGATAGCAGGATGTATTAATGAACTACTCAGAGAGCTTCAATCCAGAGGTGATTGCATTCTGGATTATGAGAACTGTGACATGTCTCTGGACCATGTGGAGTATCACAAAGCTGAAGACATTGATGGAGAGAAGTCCGGGGACGCTTCGGATAACCTGTACTGCTTTTTCAAGGCGGTGTGAACATGGATGAGAGAATTAATGAGGTTCTGAGATTGATTGATATACAGCTTGCCACAGTCCCGGATAATCCTATTGAAGAATCATACAAGGCAAGAACATTGGCGAGTTACGTACAAGCCTTAAATGGGCTTTTAACGGCTCAGAAATCATATAAGGAGGAAAATATCGGTGAGTGAATTTGAAATCCGTATTCCGGCAAGAAAGAAGCAACTGGTAACTGGGAAAGATAATCAGGTTGTAAAGGTTTCATCAGACGCATACAACGCACTGGTCGAAATCTATAACGAATCAACCTTATCAATGAAAGATATTGCAAGTTTGCTGATTATCGAGGGCAGTAAACATGTAGTTTATGACAAGGAGGAATAGCAATGGCAACACCCGTATTAATTATTGGAAAATCTGGTTCTGGCAAGAGTACCAGTCTTAGGAACTGCCAGAATGAACACTGGAATCTTATTAGAGTATTGAATAAACCGCTTCCGTTTAAAGGAAAGATTGACGGATGGTTTACAGATGATTACCAGCAGGTAATGAAGTGCCTGATCGCATCAAAAGCAGAGTCTATCGTAATTGATGATGCAGGGTATCTTATCACGAATCATTTTATGAAGGGACACGCTTCTGCTGGAAAAGGCAATGCAGTGTTCGCTCTGTACAATGATATTGGAGACTATTTCTGGAATCTTATCCAGTTCATTGTAACAAAAGTACCGCAGAATAAAATTGTTTACCTTATGATGCATGAGGAAAAAGATGACTCCGGGGAAGTAAAGCCTAAGACAATTGGTAAGCTTCTGGACGAAAAAGTTTGCATCGAGGGCATGTTTACCATCGTTCTTCGATGCATCGAAGAGAGTGGAAAGCACTTATTTGTCACTCAGTCCAGTCAGGGAGCGGTAAGTAAGTCCCCGATCGGGATGTTTGACAGTTTAACTATTGATAACGACCTTGCAGAAGTTGACAAGGTTATCAGAGATTATTATGAATTAGGAGGAACAGACAATGCAGAAACCAAATAATTACGATACTACACAGGCAGCAGGAGAATTTGAACCGATTGCTCTTGGCGGGCACAAAATGGTAATTAAGCAGGTATTAGAGAAAAAAACACAGGGTGGACTTGATATGCTCGTTATCTTGTTTGATTTTGCAGAAGGAGACGAACAGGCGGGGTACTTTATGAAGCAGTTTGAAAATGATATCCGTCCAGACAAGAAATATCCGAATGCCGGCACTAACTATATGGTCATTGACGAGAGTGTAGAGTATGGCGTCCGTAATCTTAAAACTTTTATCACATGCGTAGAAAAGTCAAATCCGGGATTTGCCGTTAAGTGGGGCGATAATTTCGGGCAGCAGTTTAAGGGAAAACTGATCGGCGGCATCTTCCGTCTGGAGAGAGACTGGTACGACAATAAAGAAGTAAAACGTCACAAACTTGCATGGTTCCGCAGCGTGGAAGGAATCAAAGATGCAGATATTCCGGAAGAGCGTACCACAAAAGCCTATGACGATCATCTGAAAGAAGAAGCTATCATGGGAGCGAATCCGGCAGGCACGGACTTTATGAGTATTCCAGACAGTGTACAGGAAGAACTTCCGTTCAATTAAAAGGATGTGTTTTTAATGGTTATACAAGTGGACACAAGGGAACATAAATCAGAATGGGAACGGATTCAGAGTCAGTTTGATAGCCTTGGAGTGCAGTATTTTCGCTCTAAATTGTATTGTGGAGATTATCAGTCATTAGATAATGCAAAGCTCTGTATTGACCGTAAGAAGGATTTACAAGAGCTTTGTGGAAATGTCTGTCAACAACATGAAAGATTCAAGGCAGAACTTATCAGGGCACGTGAAGCCGGTATTCAGTTGATTATCCTATGTGAGCATGGACCAGATATTAAATCAGTTGGCGATGTGTATTTTTGGGAGAACCCAAGGAAACACAAAGTTATCTGGAGGACGATAAACGGCAAAAAAGTAAAGACTGTAATCTCTGACAAGGCTGTTGATGGCTGCCAGTTGTATAAATCTCTCTGCACAATCAGAGATAGATACGGAGTCCGATTTGAATTCTGCACGAAAGAAGAAACTGGGCGGCGGATCGTGGAGCTGCTGTCATGACTAAGGGAGAAATCAAACAGTCAGTAAAAATGCCAGAAATTCTCTCCAGGTACGGGCTAAGGCCGAATAGAGCAGGATTTATATGTTGCCCTTTTCACAAGGAAAAGTCAGCGTCCTGCAAAATCTACGATGATTCCTTTTACTGTTTCGGCTGTGGAACTGGCGGTGATGTGTTTGATTTTGTGATGCAATACGAATCCGTCCCTTTTAGTACGGCGTTTATTGAGCTGGGTGGCACTTATATATCAAAAAAAGGTAAAAGCCGCAACCAGATCAGACATGAAATGCGAGATATTAAATCAAAAAAACACAACCCTGTTCAGGATCCTAATGAGATTGAGCAGGTAGAAAAGAACATACTTATGTACGAAACAGCACTAAAAACGTTCCCTCCTGATTCAGAAGAGTGGTATATGTGCCAGTTTAATCTTGAGAAAGAAAAAAGCAGATACGAAATGTTATCAGCTAAGTCAGGAGGTGAGAAAAATTCTTGAAAATATTGAAAACTTACAGGCACAAGACTTTATGGAAAAGCAGTTGTATGAAGAGCTTTTTTCAGTAAAAAGTAAAATTGACCGCTCAGAAATCAAGTTTAAGCTGATGGACCGGGCAAAAAGTGTGAAAGCGAAGCATATAGCAGAAGAGTTCATAAAGGAATTCCAGAAAGCAGAACAGGAAAAGGAAAAAGAAGAAAAAGTAAATCGTTCTATGCAGTTAGTTGAAAACATCACAAACTTTTATCCTGATTCTGTTGATAAGGAATATCCTAACATGGCTTGTGGTAGCTGGATAGCTACAGAGAACGGAATATTTTCCTCTGAAACATCTAAGGCAAGAGAACTTGTATGTCACCACCCGATCATGCCGATACGTCGTCTAAAAAACATCGAGACAGGAGAGGAACAGATCACGGTGGCTTTTAAAAGGGATGGATATTGGACAGAAATAACTGTTCCAAAAATTGACATTGTGACTTCCAGGGCAATAACTAATCTTGCAAGGTTCGGGGTGCAGGTCAACTCAGAGAATGCAAGGCTTCTCGTAAAGTATCTGGCGGATGTTGAAATGTACAATGCCGATATGATCGACATACAGCACTCTACAAGCAAACTGGGGTGGCATGGTAATACATTTGTCCCTTACGACCTTTCAATCGTTTTTGACGGTGAATACCGCTTTAAAACGCTATTCCAAAGTATACAGGAAAGTGGAGACTACTTCAAGTGGGTGACTCTGGCTAAGCAGCTACGATCATGCGGACGATTGGAACCGCGAATAGCACTGGCAGCATCTTTTGCGAGTGTTCTTATACAGCCGCTTGATGCGCTACCGTTCATCGTAGATTTCTATGGGCAGACAGGAGGCGGAAAGACGGTAACAATCAATATAGCGGCATCGGTTTGGGGGAATCCGGCACCGGGAGCCTACGTTGGGAATTTTCGTTCAACAGATACATCATTGGAGACAAGGGCAGATATGCTCAATAACTTTCCGATGATTCTGGACGACTCGAAGAATGCTTCTCAGTATATCCGGGATAACTACGAAACATTGATTTACAATCTCTGTTCTGGCAAAGGAAAAGCACGTTCAAATAAGGACCTCGGAGCAGCTAAGGAAAATACATGGAGTAATGTGACTATTTGCAACGGTGAGAACCCTATTTCGGAATTTGCAGATTCCGGCGGAGCTATCAACAGAATTATTGAAATTGAATGTTGTGAGGATATTTACGAGAATCCAGCAGAGATTAACGGCATTGTCGTGAAGAACTACGGCTTTGCTGGAAGAGTGTTCGTTGGAAATCTCAAACAGTTCACATCGGATGATCTGAAAGAAATGAAAGCCGAAATTGAGAAAGGTTTTGACGGATATGACTTTCCAGCAAAGCAGGTAATGGCAATATCTACACTTCTGCTGGCTGACAAATTAGCTACAGATTTCATATTTAAGGATGGACGTGAGCTGACGGTCGAGGACGTTGTAGACATACCTACACGCAAGAAAGATGTATCAGAAGGTCAGAGATGCTATGAATTCATTCTTGAAAGTCTCTCAGTGTACGGACAGCACTTTGATGCGCAATTTAGCTGTGATCAGTGGGGATTCAAGGAAACGCCAGATGAATATGGAGATGTGTATGTATATTTTTATCCGAAACCTCTTGAAAACCTTTTGAAGAACAATGGATTCTCCAGAAAAGCCTTTTCGGCCTGGGCGATTAATCGAGAGTTAATCAAGCACACAGGAAAAAGAGATACGGTACTAAAAAGAGACGGTGGAAGTGTAATGAGGCTTATTGCGGTAAAGATTGTTGATATAAAAAGTCTTGAAAACGAGCAAGAAAATGAGGTTATTGAAACTGGTTTTCTGCCAGCTGATGCCGAAACAAATGTTCCGTTTTCGTAATTTGTAACCATGTAACCGTTGTAACACGAAAAAAAACATCCTATAGGAGAAAGTTTGAGAGTGTATAAAAAACATATACTCTAGTGATTCTCCTATATGAAAACCTTGGTTACATTGGTTACACGGTTACATACCTCTGAAACCCGCATAAAATAAGGGTTTTTGGCGTAACCAATAGGTCGAAAAAGTCGGTTACACGTTGGTTACAAAATTAAAAAGCATATACAATTAGATTTATTATAGCAAAATTAATTGAATATTACAAAAATATTTAGTTGACATAATTATTACAAGGAGTGGTTACAAAATGAAAAAAGACGATCTCAATAAAAAGCAAAGATATGCATTAGATACAATGCTGTCTGGCAGTAATGTTTTTCTGACAGGTGACGCAGGAACAGGCAAGACAACGGTTATCCAAACGTTCATCGATGAGGCGGAAAAAGCTGGTAAAAATATTCTGGTATCCGCCACTACTGGAATTGCAGCGGATAATATCGGATATGGGGCAACTACCGTACACCGAGCATTGAATATTTCAATTAAATTTGAGGACTATAAGAAAAAGGTGAAATCCAGAGCTGAACTTCTGAAAGAAGCAGATGTTCTTATCATTGATGAAATCAGCATGTGCCGGTTCGATTTGTTCAATATGATTGCAAAGACGATCATCACGGAGAATGAAGAGAGAGCAGTTGACAGACTTCTGATCGGAGAGGACAAAGAAGACATTCAGTTAATCGTGATAGGTGATTTCTACCAGCTTCCGCCAGTTATTACGACAGACGATCGAAAAATTCTCTGTCGGATGTATGGATCTGATTATGGAAAGGGTGGAAAGTATGAACATGGATATGCTTTCATGTCTGAATACTGGAAAGAAATGGGATTTGAATATATCAAACTTGATGAGGTATGCAGGCAGAATGATGAGGGATTTAAGTATGTGCTGAATGATATTAAATATGGCAACAATATTAGAAAATCCATTGCATATCTGGAGAACAACGAATCAGACAAAGTTATACCGGAAGCGCCGTTCTTGGTTGGCACTAATGCAGAAGCTGACAGAATTAACAATACTTTCCTTGGCAAGTTGGATAAAAAGACCGAAAAAGTGTTTCATGCAGCAGTTGACGGCGAGCTAACATCTGCCGATATTAAGAACATTGCATTTGCCAGAGAGGACTTAATTCTTAACATCGGTGCAAAAGTGATGATTACAGTCAATGATTTGTCTGGAAACTACGTTAATGGAACGATTGGCATCATTCAGAAAATTGTGGAAAACGGAGAATTTGAAGAATCTTATCTGGTTATCAAAACTGATAAGGGCAAAACAGTTAGCTTATATAGATACAATAAAGACATTGAGAAACAGGTTATTGAGGAATCCGAACAAGAAAAGGATGGTCGGAAGATCGTGAAAGAGAAGATTGTCCGTAAGAAAGTAGGCTCTTTCTCTCAGTTCCCGGTAAAACTTGCCTGGGCAATCAGCATTCATAAATCACAGGGACAGACATTTGAAAAAATCAACATTGACCCTTGCTGTTGGGATCCTGGACAGTTCTATGTGGCTGTTTCCCGGGCTAAATCAGCTAACGGCATACATTTTATCAGACCGATAAAACAGAGCTATATAAAGGCGTTTAGCAAGGATAACGAGCGACTTCTTGAACAGAGTTTTGAGGTAGAAGAAGGTGCGTAAGTATGAGAGTGACGCATGAGCAGATACCGAACACCATAAAGTTTTTACAGATTGACTTTCCGGCACTGGTCCTCCAGACTGCCGGAATTGAGGCAAAAGATGAATACTGGCAGCAGGTAGTTGAACAGATCCATGTTGTATCTGAAAAATATAACAAAAATGGATTTGTAGATCACATGCTTGTTGCTTATTCGAATTATCTTTCCAAGATGTTTAATAAGGCAAAAGAATTGGAAAAGGAGAATCAAAATGCCGTACAACACAAAGAATAGATACGAACAGGGACAGGCTCTCAGGAAAGAAATTTATATGTATATCGTCAGCTATATTAAACTGGTTGGATATGCACCGTCGATTACAGAGATTTCTGAAAGGGTGGATGCCGGGAGAGCTACGGTCTGGAAGCATATCAATAATCTGGTTGATGATGGTTTGCTCAAGACGAACCACCCCAGTACCGACAGGGCATATACTCCAGTTGGGTACGGAATAAGAAAGATAAACAAGGAGATAAAATGAAACTTTATGACATTGTTGCAGCAGACGGTGAATTTGTAGAGTCCTTGACACAAAGAGAAATCATGAATAAATTCGGACTTACAAAATGCAGATTCCGTACATTCTTGGATAACAGCTATCTGATTGACGGCAAATATTGGATAGATGACTCCGCTGAAGATATGCAGGTGACTAGAAACGGATGCCGGAAGATGTTAAAACAGTTTGATGCTTTAACAGAAAACATAAGGAGGTTTGTTGGATGGGAAGCCTAAAAATCAAGCAGAAAAAGAAAGCATTCATTCCATATACAAATAAACAATCTCATATGTTCGCACAGTCTATCCAGAACTGCCAGAAAGAGTTAAAAGAGATGGAGTTAAAAGCCTTTGATGATGGGTTCGAGGATGGAAAGAACTGGTCTGACGTGCTGAATTTTGTGATTTTGTTCTATGTAATGCACGAATTACATGGATGGGGATGGAAACGTTACATGAAGTCCGTAAAAAGAATTAATAACTACATCAATGATATTAATTCTGGAAAAACATCATTGTCTGAAATGGTTGATGATTTGGAAAAGAAGCATCACATTCAGATTTGTGATGATTATAAGGAGCTGATTGAGAGATATGGAGCGTAAAGCTGCACCGATGATTTATATACAGAATAACGGACAGGTAGCATTTGGGTAAATGAAAGTAGGACGAGAAATGAATATTAAGTTAAAAGAAATCAGCAGAGACGATTTAAAGGTAGGAGATACCGTCGGAATTGCCAGAACGGTGAATTGCGGGTGGTTATCGACGTTCCGACATAGAAAAATTATTCCGGTTAAGATTACAAGAATCACTCCAAAAAGAACCAAGATCGAAACAGATATATATGAAGAACATGGAAAAGGCGAAAAGTTTTACGAATACGATGAAAATGCCAGAAAAGAAAATGAACTTCTGGCTGAAGCTATTGGAAAAGTACTTATGAACAAAATGGTCTTTCAGATGCCAGAGGATAGCGAGGTGGAAGCATGATTACATTCTTATTAGGATTCACCCTTGGAACTATATTTGGAGTGGTTAGTCTTGTATGTGTGGCGATCATGTACGACAAACACCATCCAGACGAATAGAAAGGAGAACGGTATGCTGACAAGGAATAAAAAGCTGAAAGACTACGGTATTCCGGCAGAGGACATTGAAAAATTAAACACGATGCTGAAAGACTTCCCGGCAGAGTACGGATACCTGCTTACCAGCGCCGCCTTGTCAGCTTGCCCTAAGAACACGGTGATAGCGGATATGGTTGTTGAGAATATCTTGCACCGGAAAAGTTACAGGAAAATCAGCAAAGAAAGATATATCCCGATGAATCCAAAAGACTTCTACGGATACAGACGCAAGACCGTCGCTGTACTGTATGAGAGAATGCGGTTGTTGGGAGTATGGGAGGATGAAAACAATGAGTAAATATTTTTCATTAGTTTTAGGCATTGCAGACGCTGTATGCATTGTTGTGAATATAATCAATCAGAAATGGGATATTCTGGTGCTTAATATTATAGCATGTGTGTTATGCCTCGGTAATTTCATGGCGAGTGATTAAAAGGAGAAATGAAAAATGCGCTTAATAGATGCAGACGAATTAATTAAATACATCAAAATTTGGGAAATTGGGATGAGTATTAGTTCTGACCAGAAAGAATTTATTAATTGTGTCCCGGGGTACAATACTTTAAGTCTGATGCTGAGAGGAAGTGAAGCGTATGAGTAAATCAGTATTAGTGATAGACGCACCAGAAAATTGCTATGATTGCCCGTTCGGAACTTCATACTGCGGTGAACTTGAATATGTGGGTTATTGTGAATTAGCTGATTGTTTAGATTATGATGTAATTCTGATGACAGAAGAACATTATGATTACGAAAGCAAATCAAGACCTAAATGGTGTCCATTGAAGCCATTGCCGGAGAAAAAAGAGTATATCGTTCCGAATGACAATGTAGAATCACAAAAAGATATTATTGCGGTTGGTTGGAATGCCTGCTTGAGAGAAATTACAGAAACAAGCGATGAAAACAAGCGATAAAAAGTAAGCGATAAGAGGTGGAGAAATGATTATTTTAACTGGAAAAATCGTGTTTGTAAAGACACAGGAAGAATATTTGAGTGTTCTGAAAATGGCAAAGCTTCAGGGATTCACATGGGCGAGAGAAAACCATTTAAACCCTATCGTAATTCCGTTTCCAAACATATTGAATTTTTACGACAGTAAGATTGTTACTTACAACTATGTTGAAAAGACAGTGTATGAAGCATCCGAAATCGTCGAAGATGAAGAAAAAATCAAGGATGCAGTAAAACTTGTCAGAACGTTCGCTAAATACCCAGACAGAACAGCATTGACGGATGCATTCATTGAATCATTGAAGCTGCTCACAGACGCTATAGAGAGTCAGATGGAAGAGGTGAAGTAGATGGAGAGATTAACAGAAAGAGAAAGAAATGTTGATGGTACAGGAGTTGCAAAAGAAGAAATTACGGATGGATTATTAAAACCGTTTGCGGATAAAATTCTTACGAAACTTGCTGTTTATGAAGACTTAGAAGAACAGGGATTGCTTGTGAGATTGCCGTGTAAGGTTGGAACAGAAGTATATTACATCTTAGGTATTCCAAATAAGACACCATGTGCAATCGACAAGTGCGTATTTAAGTTGTCGGATATAGATAAAATCGGTGAATCATTATTTCTCACCCGTGAAGAAGCTGAGAAGAAGTTGGAGGAGATGAAGAATGACAAGGCCTGAGATTACGGCAGAATTATCAACCATGATTGAAAAGAAAATCAATCCGAACAACGATCCTCGTATCTACTGGGCAAAAGAGGTGACGTTTGATTATTCTACAAACCATGCAGTTAGAGTGGACTATATGAAATTTGTTCCAGTGAACAATAGTGTTTCCGGGATAGAAAAAGGTGATTGCTATTGCTATGAAATCAAGTCATCTATTGAAGATTTCAAATCTGGCCATGGATTGAATTTCATTGGAGATTACAATTATTTGGTTATGCCAGGGGAATTAGCTGCAACAGTATTTTTGAAAATCCCGTATCATGTAGGAATATATGTCCCAGAAGGAAACGAACTTATATGTGCCAAGAAAGCCAAACGAGCCAACAGAGCGAGGCCTGTATCTGAAATACTTCTGATGATGTTTCGGTCTGCAAACAGAGATTACAGGAAAACGGTAAAGAAACTGGAGGAGATGAAGAAATGAATAACAAACCTACACCAGACATAACGCCAAACCTTGCTATATCAGCATACCACGTACTACAGCAATATTGTACTGGACAGCCAGCGGATTGCAAAGGCTGCGGATTCTACGAACACTGTCCAGAATGTTTTCGAGGCATGCCATGTGACTGGAACTTAAATGAAGAAGGTGAAATAAATGAAGTTAAGAAAGGCAACACTGATTGATTACGGAGTGCCGCCGGACGATATACCGACATTACAAAGCCACTTGCGGAATCTTAGCGAAAGCGATAAATATAATCTGTTACAGGTATCTATTAAATATGCACCCGGCATCGAATCACAAATCTATGACAGCATCGTGAACAGTATTGGTTATCGGACAATGGAGAAGATCAGGACAGTTCCTGCAACAGAGAATGACTTTTACGGATACAAACGCAAGGTCATGGCGGAATATTATCATCTGGCCAAATTGATTGGCAGATTTTAAAAAAAAACTTAAAAAATTATAAAAGTGGTAGAGAGCTAAATCTCCCCAGTGTGGTATTATATTTGTATATAACTGCTATACTGGGGATTTTTTTGAATTCAGAAAGGATATGATTGGATGTTGATAGGATGGCAAATGAGAAAAATTTAATACCGAATTCTGAACGAACTCCGAGCGAACTCCGAGAAATAACTAAAAAAGGCGGTATTAAGTCGGGAGAAGTACGCCGTCAAAAAAAGACCCTTTCTGAATTAGCAAAAATGATAGCTGAGAATCCCGCCCCGACTGTCGCAAAGAAGAAGCTCACAAAGATGGGAATATCTGATGAGGATGCAAACAACAATGCTTGTATTGTAGCTGCTGTATACGATAAAGCTATCAAAGGAAATATGCAGGCAGTAGACAAATGGGAACAGTTGGTAGCTGTATCAAAATCAGACGAAAGCAAATATGAACTTCCTGCCAGAGTACTTGGTAAGGCATTCGTGGACATTAACCGACAGATTAAGCCCAATATTGAATATGTATTCGAGGGCGGTCGAGGTGGTCTAAAATCCTCATTCGTAGCTTTTAAGATTGTTGAGCTTATCAAGAATAATCCTCAGATGCACGCCTGCATTACAAGACAGGTGGCCGGTACTCTGAAAGATTCTGTATACGCTAACATGAAATGGGCTATCAACGAACTGGGACTGATGGAAGAATTTGAATGCAAGGTTTCGCCACTTGAGATCAAGTATATAAAGACTGGACAGACAATATACTTCCGTGGTCTGGACGATGAAACCAAACTGAAATCCATTAAGCCGGAATTTGGATATATCGGAATCCTCTGGAAGGAAGAAAAAGATCAAATGAAGGGAGATGCTCAGGAGCGTTCTGTTAATCAGTCAGTGCTTCGTGGTGGTGATGAATCCTATGATTTTTCATCATATAACCCGCCAAAATCAAAATCAAACTGGGTAAACAGGATTAAGCTCGTACCTAACCCAAAAAGAGTTATCCATCATTCGAGTTATCTGGAAGCTCCGGCGGAGTGGCTCGGACAGAAGTTTATTGACGATGCAGCACATCTGAAAGAAATCAATCCAGAAGCCTATGAACATGAATACCTGGGTGTCCCGAATGGTGACGGCGGAAACGTATTTGAATATCTCGAAATCAGAGATATTACAGACGAAGAGATCAGCCACATGGACCGCATTTTCGCTGGTGTAGATTATGGATGGTACCCGGATGCCTTCTGCTATCTCCGAACTTATTATGATTCTGCCAGAGAGAAGATATATCTGATTGACGAGCTGTATGTAAATAAATGGAGCAACTCTAAGACTGCTGATTGGATCAAGAAAAAAGGCTATGACGATTACACAATGATATGTGATTCTGCGGAACCTAAGTCTGTGAATGACTTCCGGGATGCCGGACTTCCTGCAAGAGGAGCAATCAAAGGACCGGGAAGTATCGAGTATGGTTTCAAATTCTTACAGACAAAGACTATAGTTATTGACCCGAAGCGGACACCGAACGCATATAAGGAAATCACGGAATATGAGTACGATCGGGACAAAGAGGGAAATGTAATAAGTGGTTATCCTGACGGAGATGATCATGCAATCTCGGCACTTAGATATGCTTATGAGCCGTTGTTTAACAGGAGAGGTTACAGTGCATAATGGGACTTATAACAACACTAAAAAGGTGGTTTAATATGATATTCAAAAAACAAGCCGAAGAGGACTTCAACATTCAGGCAGCAGAATTTCCAGAGATGGAATCGCTGATTAACCGGTGCGCGAACATTTACAGAGGTGCGCCGGAATGGCTGGATGATAAGAATAATATCAAGACGATCAATTTTGCTAAATCTGTCTGCTCAGAAACAGCTCGGCTCGCAACGCTGGCGATCGGCATTCAGATAGACGGTTCTGCAAGGGCTACGTGGCTACAGGAACAGATCGACAAGGTATATTTTCAAATCCGTCACTGGGTAGAATATGGCTGTGCTTATGGAACAGTATTTATTAAGCCAAATGGAGAAGGACTTGACATATTTACTCCGGCAGATGTGATAATCGTAGATTATGATAACCAAGAAATCAAGGGGATTATATTTAAAGATTCTTATACAGTTGGACGGAAATATTACACAAGGCTTGAATATCATAGATTTGTTGAGACCACAATAAATGGCGTGACGACCTATCCGTACTACGTTTCTAACAGGGCTTATGTGTCGAAATCCCCTCAGAGCATCGGAGATAAGATCGACCTTAAACAGACCAAATGGGCTGACCTCATGGCAGATACACCGCCAATTCTCAAAGCAAACGGTGAGAAGCTGGACGGACCTCTATACGGAGTACTTCGGACACCACAGGCGAACAACGTGGATATCAGTACACCACTGGGACTTCCAATTTTTGCTGAAGCCATTGAAGAGCTAAAAGACCTTGACATTGCATACAGCCGTAATGCCGGAGAGATTTTTGATTCTCAGAAAATTGTTCTGGCAGATGATAGACTACTGATACCAAGCGGCACGCCTGTATCAGCCATGTCACCACAGGGCATGGAGAACAGACGTAATGAGATGAACTTACCACACTTTGTCAAGAATGTGTTCGGACAGCTCGAGAAAGAGTTCTATCAAGAAATCAATCCACAACTCAACACAGATACCCGTATAAGCGGCATAAATGCCCTTTTAAGCCAGTTAGGGTACAAGATTGGATTCTCCAACGGATACTTTGTTTTTAACGAATCTAGCGGTATTCAGACTGCTACAGGAGTAGAAGCGGAACAGCAGAGGACAGTCCAGTTTGTTAAAGACGTTCGAGACAAGTTGGAATCCTGTCTGGATGAAGTTATCTACGCTTTGAACGTTTACGCTGACCTGTACGGGCTTGCACCTGTCGGAGCATACGAGGTCAATTATGATTTCGGAGACATTCTCTATGTCAGAGAAAACGACCGTGCAAGATGGTGGCAGTATGTGACTACTGGCAAGGTTCCGGCATGGCTCTATTTCGTAAAGTTTGAAGGAATGACGAAAGACGAGGCGGTATCAATGACAAAAGAAGCAGAAAAAACACAAGCAAAAGGATTATTTGATGATGAATAAAAAAGAGGGATTTATTTTCCCTCTGAATTAGATTTTAAATAATCAGATATTAATTTTTCAAGAATAGATGCTACGGAACACTTTTCTTTAATTGCAAGAATTTTAATTTGCTCCAATAAATTTTCATCTATGGTAGTCGTAAATTTAATTTTACCCATTATGGCACCTCCTTTAATACGAATATACCATAAATACGTATAGACGTAAAGAATAAAATATGTTATGATATACGTATATGAGTATATGCGTATAAAAGGAGAATATAATATGAAAAATCAGATAAGATTGCATCTTGAGGGTGAAAGATATGGGAAACTTGTAGTTATGGAAGAAGCTGAACCAATTTATAGTAAAACAGGTAAAATGATTCGGAGATGGAAGTGTAAATGCGATTGTGGAAATATCACAATCGTTAGACATGGAGATTTAAGAAATGGAAGTACTGTAAGCTGCGGATGTTATAATTATGAAAAAGAATCAGTTGTAAAAACACATGGATATTCAAGGACAAAGTTGTACAATGTTTATACAAAAATGAAGGGGAGATGTAATAACCCAAAAGACAAAGCTTATATTTATTACGGTGGGCGAGGAATAAAAGTTTGTGAAGAATGGCAAAAAGAACCGCAAGCATTTATACAATGGGCACTGAACAATGGATATAAGGAAGGACTGTCCATAGATCGAATAAATGTGAATGGAAACTATGAACCAGATAACTGCCGTTGGACTGATAGTGAAACTCAGTGTTTGAATCAGAGGATAAGAAAAGATAACAAAACAGGATATAAGGGAATTTATTATAGTGAGGGAACTTATAAGGTGCAAATTAAAAGAAATAAGAAGAAATATTATTTTGGATCATATAAAACATTGCCTGAAGCAGTAAAAGTATTAGAAGAAGCGAAAGCAATGGTCAAAGAAGCTCAGCCAGACGAACCAGCATTATTCGGAGAGGAGTAAAAAGATGGTAGATAGACCAGTAACAAGGGAAGAAAAATATCTTGCGTATTTGACAGGTGATTATAAAGGCGAACTCCCGAAGCCAATCACAAGAAAAGAGAAGTATTTATACGAATTATGTTTAAAAGGAATAGGCGGTGAAATCTCGCCGGAAGAAATCAAGAATGCAGTGAATGAGTACCTTGAAAAGAATCCGGTCAAGCCTGGAGCCACGACAGAACAGGCGCAGCAGATTGAGCAGAACAAGACAGACGTTGCGTCGCTGAAAGAGGAAACTGGTTCACTAAAGGAAAATTTAGGTAATGCAAAAATTCAATTATCTGAATCGATTGATATGTCATACGGGCAAATTGGTACGCCAATGGTGTCTTTTGTTACGGATGATGGACAGTTAACAGATTATACTATTTTCTATAAAAAAATATTTAAGCCACTTGGCGTTCCTGCTTCGACTGCGGTAATTGGAAAAGCTGTTGACGTAAACCCAAGCTGGTTAACTACTGAACAATGCAAGGAAATGAAATCTGATGGATGGACAGTTGCAAGCCATACTTATAATGACCTTGTTACAAATGAAAGCGGAGTAACAAAAGGTGATATTGAAACTGATTTTGAATTATCATCTAAGTGGTTATTTGAAAGAGGGCTTGACTATGATATTTATGTTGCCCCACATGGTTCTTGGACACCAGACACGGATGAATGTGCAAGAAAAATATTTAGATGTTGTATTCTCACTGGACACATGTTCAATGATGGGGCATACGATATTACTGGGATAGGACGAACAGGAATATTTGACAATTATTCGATATTAAGAAGAAGCGGTATTGGAGATTCGGATAATAAAGGTAATGCAATTACAAAAGAAGGAATGATTGCAGATATTCAATACGCTGTAAAAAATAATTTATGGCTTGTATTTGTAATGCATTCATGGAAAGATGTGTTTTCAGAGGGACAAACTGGTGTTGACAATCTGATTGAGGTTGTAACATATTGCAAAACAAATAATATACCTATAGTCAATCTTAAAGACGGATTAAGACTAAAAGGTAACACTATTGATGTTGGCGAAAGAATTAACGGCAAAAAATGGTGCAGGGTTGGAGCAAATGGCTCTTTTTATTATCAAGAGTCAATGCGTTCTACAATCACAAATTCAGAAAATAAAAATTATTATGTAAAAGTTGCTGAAATGTATGCAGACGCTGGTGGTACAGATTTTGGCGTTGCTTTTGATTTTTATGTGACAAATTTTAATGATGGTTATATATTGCCACAGGGAAAAGTCACAGCAATATTCAAATCAGGAAATTCACAGGGCGAGTTGTGTTCAGCAAGAATATTTTATGTGACACATGATGTAATTCCTAACAGCGGTGAAACAATTAAATTTATTGCAGTAGATAATAATGTTAGATATGGAAATAAGATTGATATTTATTGCAAGTTTAGTCGTCTTAATTCAAATGTCATAATAACAAATGTTCATGAAATCTTGAAAAACAGCAAAAAATCATATGTAAATGCGGAAGTATCAAGCGATTATATATCAGATGTGACACCAACATATACAGCTGTCGTTAAGAATGATACTAGAGTTTTATCCAATGCGAAACCTACCCAATCACTGTCTATCGGCGAGATCGCAGTGGATGATGTACTCAAAAAGGCATATATATCATACTCATCTGGCTGGAATAAGTGGATAGAGTTACTGTCAGAAACAAATTTCCAATCAAATAGTTGTAATACAATCAGCATGGAATTTGATGACAGTGGTACAGATGGGATAACTTTTAGTACGAATATTTGCAGGTATTTAAAATTTGGTCAACTTGTGATTTTGAGTTGTCAAATAATTGGAACACTTAATAGGTCAGTTGTAAAAGGGAATATGAAAATTACCGGGGTACCATTTAAACCTATGATGAACGCGCCTGTGCTATGTGGTATTTGGTCGTTTCCGTCTACACAACCGAAATCAATGTATGTAGGTAATGACGGAATAATTGTAACAAATGCAAGTCCAGATGCAACATTGGCTCAAACATCGTTTAACATTGTGTTTGAGACAAGTTATTTTACAAGGGATTAATTAACTAAAGAGGGCATTTCGGTATTACTAATACGCACTAAGATATACCAGTAATACCGAAACCAACAGGAATCAATCATGTTTCTCAAACCACTCAGCAAGAGCCTTGCGGATAACCCAAGATGCAGAACGTTCTTCTCTCTCGCAGTAAGAAATCATTTGCCTGTACTGCTCTGGCTCGAAGCTGATCGTGGTCTTGACATACTTGTCCTTATCGTCCTTTTTATGGTTCGCCATGCTGCCACCTCCCATCTAGTTAACTATAGCAGATGGTATCGGTGATAGCAACAGATATGAGAAAATCCCTGTAAATACAAGGGTTTACGGCTCATGGACTTTTGGGACGAGGGCTTTAGTTAACCAGTAAAATCCAAAACATGTACCACAACATTTATCGAAAGAGGTGATATACTATGCTTAGTCCAGAATATTTGCGAAGAATCACAGAAGGCAGTGAACAGATAGCAGAAGAATTGCATCAGTATATCATCTCTGAGATCGTGTCGCGGATGATGGCGAGAATCGGCAGAGGTGAGGATTATATTCTGACCAATGCCGATGCGTGGAGAATCAGAACACTACAGGAATCTGGTGAACTGCTAGAGGACATTCTGGCAGAATTATCCAAATACACCAAACGTGAGCAACAGGAGCTTCTTGAAGCGTTTGAAGATGCCGGAATCACCGCAATGAACTATGACGACAAGGTATACAAGGCGTCAGGATTAAGCCCTGTACCGCTCGAACAGTCACCAACAATGATAAGACTCATGGAACGGAATATGCTTGCAACTATGGGCGAGTGGAAGAACTTCACACGGACAACTGCAAGTGCCGCTCAGAGGCTCTATATTGAACAATGCGACCTTGCATATAACCATGTGATGACTGGGGCAGTTGGGTATACGCAAGCCATCAAAGAGGCAGTTAATAACGTTGTATCAGATGGCGTCACTGTCACATATCCATCTGGCAGAAAAGACACCATCGAAACCGCAGTTGCACGTTCTGTTAGAACTGGCGTGGCGCAGGCTACGGGAGATATATCCCTAAAACGCATGGAAGAAATGGACTGGGATTTAGTTCTGGTCAGTGCGCACATAGGAGCGAGGACGGGTGACGGCGGCGAGAATCCGGGAAATCACTCGTTTTGGCAAGGCAAGATATACTCTCGTTCTGGCAAGAGTAAGAAATTTCCGCCGTTCTCATTGACTGGGTATGGAACAGCAAGCGGATTGTCAGGGGTCAACTGTCGGCATAGCTTTGGAGCCAGTGATGGAGAATTTAATCCTTATGCAGAACTATCAGCACAGGACAAAGCCGACAAAGGTAAACAGTACGAAAAAGAACAGCGGCAACGTACTTATGAACGGAGAATCCGCAAGACGAAGCGTGAAGTCCTTGGACTGCAAGCGGCGGTTGATAACTGTAAGGATGAACAGACAAGGTTCGCACTTCAGCAAGACCTTGACCGGAAGTCTTTTCTTCTCCAAAAACAAAATGCTACATATAAAGATTACTGCAAGCAGAACGATCTGAGGGAACTGCAAGACCGGCTCATGATCGCGAAGTGGAACCGCCAGAACGCCGCTAAAGCCAGAGGAGCGGCAAAACGCTATAAAACAGCAAAGGGGATTGACTGATGGATAGATGGGAATATTTCAATCCAAATCCTGTTAAGGATAAGAGAACAGGAGATTGCGTTGTCCGGGCAATATGTAAAGCAACTGGCTTCGACTGGGAAACAGTATTCGCCGGATTAATGATACAGGCATGTACTCTGTCAGATATGCCGAGCGCAAATTATGTCTGGGGAGCGTACCTCTATAAGCATGGATACAGGCGAAAACTGATTGAGCAGTCGGAGCGATATATTTATACAGTCAATGACTTTTGCGCAGATCATCCAACAGGCACATACATTCTCTGTATAGATGGTCATGTGGTGACAGTGCAGGATGGCAAATATTTCGATACATGGGATTCCGGAAATGAGATCCCGGTATATTACTGGGAAAAGGAGAATAAATGAGCATATCAGAATTTGTACAGATTTTCCTCTCTATCTGCGGAGGGGTGTCCATTGTCGGAGGGGCGGCAGCCGTAATTTTTAAATGGATTACTCCGGCATTTCGACTTAATAAGCGAGTAGAGACACTGGAAGAACATGACAAGCGAGATTACGAGAGTCTTCAGAGGATCGCAGAACGAGATTCATTAATTCTGGAAGTGTTATCAACCATGTTGGACAGTCAGATCAGTGGGAATAATGTAGAAGAATTAAAAAAAACAAAACAGAAGCTTACAAATTATCTTGCACAGAATCAGCGTTAGCATTAGTAAGGGGTATGCTCATGAAATTATATGTGTTCACTAAGAAAGATATAGACAGATTCTTGATAGAGTGTAATTTTACACCGGACGAAGAAAGACTGTTCCGGCTGAGATGTAAGGAATATACGCTTGAATACTGTGCTGAACAGATGAATGTGAGCATATCCACAGCGAAACGATTAAGCCGGAGGGTGAATAATAAAATAATTAAAGTATGTTGATACTTTTTAGACACTAATTAGAGCCAGAAACGACCTGTTTCCGGTTCTTTTTTTATGCAAAAATATAATCAGAAAGGCGGTGCATAAGATGGCATTATATAACAATCCTTATCAATATAGTTTTGGTGTTCCGGGGCAGATGAATCAATTTCAGCAACAGCCTGTCCAGATGCCAGCTCAACCAGTACAACAGCCCCAGCAGAATAACAATGGCATCCTGTGGGTATCTGGCGAAGTTGGCGCAAAATCCTATCTGGTAGCACCCGGGACAAGTGTTTTACTGATGGATAGTGAAAGTGAAAAGTTCTACATAAAATCCACAGACGTTTCCGGTATGCCACAGCCATTACGGACGTTTGAGTACCACGAAATAGGCACTCAGATGCCACCTAAACAGCCTGCTCAGAACATGGACAGTAAATATGTCACCAGACAGGAATATGACGATTTAAAGGGCAAATACGAAGCTATTATAAACCGATTAAATTCTTTTTCTGAACCTGTTAGAGCTAATACCGCACAGGAATCAGCAGTCAAGGGAGGAAACGCAGATGAGTAATCCATTATTCAATGCCCTCGGTGGTGGGATGTCACAGGGAAACGGGCCAATGCAGATGATACAGCAGTTCATGCAATTTAGACAGAATTTTAAGGGAGACCCGAAGGAAGAAGTCCAGAAGATGTTACAGTCTGGGAAGATTTCTCAGCAACAGCTTAATCAAGTTCAGCAGATGGCGGGACAGTTTCAACACATGCTGAAAGGAATGAAATAGTACATTACAATCTGGCCAGATTGATGTAAATACACAATAAAGGAGATTATAACTATGGATGGAAATTATAGCTTAGCAGATATTGCCGCCGCTACTGGAAACGGTAGAAATAATGACGGCATGTTTGGCGGAGATGGTAGCTGGTGGATTATTGTTTTATTCATTTTTGCTTTCTTCGGATGGGGAAACAACGGCTGGGGCAATAATGGCAATGGCGGCGGATATGCAGCCACAGCAGCTACTCAGGCAGACATTCAGAGAGGATTCGACAATTCAGCGGTAATCAGCAAACTTGATGGAATCAACAGTGGCCTGTGCGATGGTTTTTATGCCATGAATAATGGTATGCTTACCGGATTCAATGGAATCAACACAAACATCATGCAGACCGGCTTTGGAATCCAGCAGGCAATCAATGCTGATACTGTAGCGAATATGCAGAACGCCAACGCTTTACAGGCACAGCTTGCGAACTGCTGTTGTGAAACCAGGGAAGCTATCCAGGGCGTAAACTACAATATGGCACAGAATACCTGCGCATTGCAGAACACAATGAACAGTAACACAAGAGACATTATTGACAGTCAGAATGCAGGAACAAGAGCCATTCTTGACTATCTTTGCAATGAAAAGATTTCTAGTCTGCAGGCTGAGAATAATGATCTCAGACGTGCTGCATCTCAGGATCGCCAGAGCGCACTTCTCACAACTGCAATGGCTTCTCAGACACAGCAGCTCATTAATGCAATCAATCCAGCACCGATTCCGGCATATCAGGTTCCTAACCCGAACACATATTACGGATGTGGATGCGGATGCAACACCGGATGCAATTGCTGATAACTTCATATCGAGAGTATCTTTCGATTGATTTCGGATGTCGGCTTATGCCGTTATTACACAGAGGGGCAGGCTGAGACCTGTCCTTTTGTGATATGAAAGGAGTATTTTTATGGCAGAATTTACAAATGTGGCTGCTCAGACTGTAGCAGCAAATGGAAACGTAGTATTTTCAAATACAGCAGTTAAGGGTTCTAACTGCATTCAGCACAGAGAGGGAAGCGGAATCATCACTCTAAGAGGACTGACTAACCAGTGTAAAGCGAGATTCTTCGTGGATTTTTCTGGTAATATCGCAATTCCAACAGGCGGTACTGTCGGAGCTATTTCTCTGGCAATTGCAATCTCTGGTGAGCCGGTTCTTTCTTCCCAGATGATTTCCACACCGGCAGCAGTAAATCAGTACAATAATGTGTCCTCTGGCATCTATATTGATGTGCCTCGCGGATGCTGCGTTAATATCGCGGTAGAAAACACAAGCGATCAGGCTATTTCTGTTGCGAACGCGAACATTGTTGTGACCAGAGAAGCGTAGGAGGTGTGATTATGAGAGATATTAAAGACTTATGCGCAAGAATCGAAGACGAGCTGTCCAAAATTGCTGATAATGGGCTGACCACTGGGAACTTGGAAATGACATACAAACTGATTGATATGTACAAAGATATCAAGAATACGCAGTACTGGGATAAGAAAGTAGAGTACTACAACACTGTCCTTGATGAGATGCGTGGCGGATACAATGACGATTACAGCGAACGCGGAAGAAAGCGCGACAGCATGGGGAGATACAGCGCAAATGACGGCAGAATGATGCCGGATTACGACAGGGGTAATTCTTATGCCAGAAGGGGTGAACATTATGTCAGAGGGCATTACAGCCGCTCTGATGGGCGAGATGCTTATGACGATTACATGACGCAGAAACAGAGCTATCGTTCCGGCAAGTCTGAAGACTGCAAAAGAAAGATGCTCGCCGCATTGGAAGAACATCTGGACGAACTTACAACAGAAATGAGTGATATGTCCAAGGATGCAGAATGCCGGGAAGAACGTGATCTTGTCAAGAGATACGTAGAAAAACTCCGTGATATGCTCTAAAAACACAAAAGTGGTAGAGAGGTAGTTAAAAGAAATCTGTTATAATGTAATTGTGCAGCAGGAAGCACAAGTAAAACGGTTGTTTTTGACATTTTCGTTTTAATCCTCCTTTCTTTAATTTAGTAGCTGGTACGCACGCTTTAACGGAAAGTTGAACAGGTTCGAATCCTGTCGTGCGTATTTGCCATCTGGCACGCAAGATGGCTCACCTCCTTGATTAAGGTTTTTGTTATTCATACTTTTCTTTTAAAAAAGAAATAAATATCCGAAACAACTCGTGGCAGGCATGACACGTTAAACACCTTGCTAACCCGGGAATCCGGGTTATGTGGAATGTACGCTAGTGGAAAACTGACAGAGTCGCACTCTGGTCTCCGGTTCGATTCCGGGCGCTCCGCTTTAATCCGCTTAGAGTTAAGCTGTTTGTATACAGGTGGTCTATGTCTCAGGTGGATTTACGCTATAGCGAAAGAAGTGAAATTCACCCCAGTTTCTTTTTAGAGGGTTGGCCGTTATAGGCGGCATGGAATGTAGTTCAGTGGTAGATCGCACTGTAAATGTGAGGTCGCAGGTTCGATTCCTGCCTTTCCGATTACCTTGCCAGTGGTCTAACTGGCTTAATCCATTTACCTGCGGCGGCAGGTCAATAAACACGACCAGGAGGATGTTATGCAGAAACTTATTGACACTTTAAAATCATTTGGAATTGAAATCCCGGAGGATAAACAGGCAGATGTAAAGAAAGCACTCTCTGAGAATTACAAGAATGCAAAGGAAGTTGCAAAAACTCTGTCAAAAGTCGAGGGAGAACGTGATGACTGGAAAGTACGTGCTGAGACAGCAGAAGAAACCTTAAAAAGTTTTGACGGTATCGACCCGGCAAATATTAAAAGCGAGTTAGAGACTTGGAAACAGAAAGCGGCAGATGCAGAGAAAGAATTCAATGCAAAAATCTACGACCGTGATTTCTCGGATGCTCTGAAAGCGGCACTCGATGACGTTAAGTTTTCCAGCGAAGCGGCAAAGAAATCAGTCATGGCAGACATCAAAGAAGCAGGATTAAAGCTGAAAGACGGCAAAATTCTCGGATTAAATGATCTGATTGAGCAGATGAAACAGTCTGATGCATCCGCTTTTGTGGACGAATCTCAGCAGCAGGCTCAGCAGAACCAGGCAAGATTTACCACTCACGTTGGACAGCAGCAGACACCGGGAAGTATGACCAAAAAAGATATCGAAGCGATCAAAGACCCGTCCGAGAGACAGGCTGCAATTGCTCAGAATATCCAGTTATTCCAGTGATTTTTACACCGACTATACACCAGAGTATAGCCGCTAACCCAATACCTTAACAATTATGGGTAGAAAGGATTTTTTATGCCAGCAAAAACAAATCTTATTATGACTAATGATATCCAGGTAACGGCACGTGAGATTGATTTTGTTACCAGATTCGAAAGAAACTGGGAACACTTACGTGAAATACTTGGTATCATGCGTCCAATCAAAAAGACGCCCGGAGCGGTTCTTAAATCAAAATATGCAGAGGGTACATTACAGAACGGAAATGTTGGTGAAGGTGAGGAAATCCCTTACAGCAAATTCGTTGTAAAAGAAAAACCCTATGCAGAAATGACTATCGAGAAATACGCAAAGGCTGTATCTATCGAAGCAATCAAAGATCACGGTTACGAGAACGCTGTTCAGATGACCGATGATGAATTCCTTTTCCAGCTTCAGACTGATGTTACCGGCAGATTCTATGACTATCTGAAAACCGGTACACTTACTTCCACAGAAACAACATTCCAGATGGCTCTGGCAATGGCTAAGGGTCGTGTTGAGAACAAATTCAAGCAGATGCACAGAAATGTGACTGGCGTTGTTGGATTTGTCAACATTCTGGACGTATATGAATACCTCGGAGCAGCTGAGATCACTATTCAGAACCAGTTCGGATTTCAGTACATGAAAGATTTCATGGGCTTCAACACAATCTTCCTGTTATCTGACAGTGAGATTCCAAGAGGACAGGTTATTGCAACACCTGTTGAGAACATTGTTCTGTATTATGTAGACCCTAATGAATCTGACTTTGCAAGAGCTGGTCTGGTGTATACCGTATCTGGCGAGACAAACCTGATTGGATTCCATACGCAGGGCAACTACCACACAGCAGTGTCCGAAGCGTTTGCGGTTATGGGACTGACTCTTTTTGCAGAATACATTGACGCAATCGCAGTAATTACCATTGACGAAACACCAACACTTGGTGCTCTGACAGTAAATTCCGTAGCAGGTTCAGCGACCGGAGATACAAAAATCACCGTAAATCCAACTAAGGAAAACGCCAACAACGTATATAAATACAAAGTTGCAGCAGAAGCAGTAACTGTTGGATATGGACAGAATCTCAGAAACTGGAGTACTTGGGACGGAAAAGCTGATATTAAGGCAGCAACCGGGCAGAAGATCACAGTGGTTGAGTGTGATGGAACGTACAAGGCACTGAATGTCGGAAGTGCAAGCGTAACAGCAAAATGATGATCGTGGGAGGTAACTGGCATGGCTTATGTAGATTATAAATTCTATACAGAATTATTCGGCAATGTCGTGCCAGAAGCCGACTTTCCCCGACTGGCAGAAAGAGCCAGTGATTTTGTGGACACAATGACGTTTGATAGGTTGGTGGATGGACTGCCGACAAATGAACGCGCACAAAAGCGTATCAAAAAGGCGGTCTGTTCACTGGCTGAATTAATGTATCAGATTGATCTTGCTGAAAAGAATGCAATCAATCAGGCTTCAACGAATCTTACCGACACAAATGTCGGGAACATCAAAGCCGGTGCAGTAACGTCCGTATCATCTGGCAGTGAATCCATTTCCTACGCCACGCCTCAGCAGATTGGAGCAAGTGCAAAGGAATGGAGTGCAGTGTATGCCGCCGCCGGAGATGTACAAAAAACGAACGACTTACTTCTTAAGACAGCTTTACCGCTTCTGATGGGAGTAAGGACGGATGATGGAATACCAGTATTGTATGCAGGGGTGTGATTATATGGACATTTCAACGCTTGGCTCATGTATAGCAATCGTTATGATCTGCTACATCGTAGGAATGGGCTGCAAAGCATCAAAAAGAATCTCTGATGAATGGATTCCGGTAATCATGGCGGTTATTGGTGGCATTCTCGGAGCAGTCGGAATGGGAGTTATCCCAGATTTCCCGGCAACGGATTATATCACAGCAGTTGCGGTCGGTATGTTTAACGGATTGTCGGCAACTGGTGTGAATCAGGTTATTAAGCAGACAGTGCAGAAAGAGTGATTTTATGGGTGGACGTGGCGGAAGTAGTGGGTTAAGTAACGAGAAACCAGTTTCTAAGCTTATTGCGAAGGTGTACTTTAATTCTTCAAAGAAAAGCGACGCTTTAAGAGGGAGCGGAACTGTTAAAAAAGACAGTAAACTCGAGAAAGTCATTAATTCAGAAAACACTAGCTACTTTAAGTCAATCAAGACAAAGAGTGAAGCAGTAAAGACAATGAATTATATAAATGACAGATTAAGTGAGAGTAAAAGGAAAATCGCAAAGCTTGGAAGCGCAGAGGCGTTATTTAAAAATCAAAGGCTTGCTATAGAGCATCGAAAATTAATCAATGCCAGTACAGCCATGAGAGATGAAATGCACAAATTTTCAAAGGCCTCTGAAAAAGGCGATATAAGTGCTTTACACGATACAAGCCGTACTACCACCACTTATGACAGAGCCAGAAAGCGCAGAATGAAAAACTTTGATTCATGGTTCTTTGGAAGCGGAAAGAAGTAATCTATGGCAAACCGAGAGACAAGTATAGCTTACGAAAATCTGAACCGCCGCATCTTCCCCGGTGTCGGCGAATATGGTATACCACAGATAAAGCCTGAGGCGTTCGAGGGTAACTGCGAATTTGTCGGTTTTAATTATGCCAGAGGAAAATGCAGTAATCCAGAAGAGAAAGCTGTTCATTTCTTTTTAGATGATTACCAATTTGACGCACTATGGAGAAATCCAGACAGGTACGTGGACAAGCTGAGTAAATTCCGGTACATTCTAACACCAGATTTCAGCACTTACACCGATTTTCCGAAAGCTATCCAGATATACAACCATTACCGCAAACACTGGATAGGTGCATATCTGCAAGAATATGGTTGCCGCGTGATTCCAACAATCTCATGGAGCACGCCGGATTCTTACGATTGGTGTTTCGATGGGGAGCCAGAGGGCGGAACAGTTGCAGTATCTTCTGTTGGTTGCATGAACGGAAAGAAAAAGAAAGAACTGTTTCTTTCTGGTTACAATGCCATGATTGAACGATTACACCCAGAAAGCATTATCTTTTACGGGAAAATGCTGGAAGAGTGCAAAGGCAATATTGTCCGAATAAAATCATTCTCTGATAGATTTTCAAAAGCAATATGTGAAGGATAGGAGGGTATCATGTATTCATCTAAAATTACACTTTTCAACTATTACGAAAGTGCCACAACAAGAGATGCGTACTGGTATCCTCATGTTTTATCCAGTGTCGACCTCATTACTGACAAAGGGGCAATCCTTAAAAAGTACGGACCAGATGTAACTGACAACGCACAGTTACACATCCGTTATACCGTCCAGAACGGAGACATAACCATTACTGATAAAGACGGCAAGATTCTTCCATGGGTGCCGTCTAAAGAGTGGAAACAGCAGATTAACAACGCTCTGGAAGATACTATCACATTCTCGGACGAATCATTCTTTTGGGAGGGTGAATGGACTGGTGGAGCAGTAACTGATGGTGATTATCGAAACGGATTCTACCAGTACATGAACGAGAACAAGGATAACGTGTTTAAGGTTACCAGTGTAGGCGGTCCGTACACACTGATTCCACACTTTGAGATTTTGGGTAAGTGATATGAGTAAAATTCATCATTTCAAAGGATTCTCCATAGTCGATGGAGATATGAAAATCAAACTGAATATGGACAGGTTCTCAAGGCAGTATCAAGAAGCCCAGTATCTCCTTGATGGAATGGTTATGGATAGTATGGTGCCGTTTATGCCGATGATTACAGGGGACTTTATCAACCGAACAAGAGTTGAGAGTACATCCTTACAAGGAACTGGGAAAGTATGCGCGGCGGCGGCTCCTTATGGACGTTTTCTGTACGAGGGGAAAGGAATGGTTGATGAAGCAACTGGAAGTCCCTACGCAAGACGTGGAGCAAAGAAAGTTCTCGTTAGTCAGTTTTCTGGTCGGACAGCCGCAAAGGAAAATCTTGAATACACCAAACAGGCTCACCCACGGGCACAGGCAAAGTGGTTTGATGCCGCTAAACGGCAATATGGTGACACATGGGTTCGCAAAGTAAAAGCACAGGCAGGAGGTGGCAGGCATAGCAGATAAACCTATCGGAAAAGACGCAACCGGATACGAAATTCTGACAGATGCCATGAAAGCACTTCTGAACCAGTATCCGGGACTGTATGAAAATGAAACAATCAAGTTTGAAGAACTTGGCAAGGAATCAGGAATTGCGTTCTCGGCAGATAATGGAGCTTTGATTTATTCAGAAAAAGAAGATGTTTGTGGCGTAATGCACCAGGTATGCCAGTACCCATTTTACGTGGTATATCGCACAGCATCCGACAAGGAAAGGCAGAAGCTATCCGTTCAGAAGTTCCTAGATAATCTCGGTAAATGGATATGCCGAGAACCAGTTATCATAAATGGCTCTGAGACACGTTTAAATGCGTTTCCTGAGCTTTCTCAGGGGCGAGTGATAAAACGTATCACCCGTGATAATTCCTATGGTTTAGAACCACAGGAGAGTGGTGTACAGGATTGGTTATTACCATTAACGGTACGCTACGAAAATACTTATGAAGTAATATAACAAGTAACAACCAGCTATCAATCGGAGATAGTCGCTAACCTACACAGCCTTTTAAAAGTTATAGGCAGAAAGGACATTTCTATGGCAGTTACAGGCAAAATTGACCGTAAATATATGGCTCATTATATCGATGCAGGTTCTCTCTGTGGAGGACTGACATCGAAGTATGAACGTCTTGGAAAAGATCTGGAAGAGTACAATGTTGAACTCAATCCAGACACCGAAACCTCTAAAAACATTCTTGGAGAATCCACATTCAAACATAACGGCTACGAAGTTTCTTCTGACGCTGATCCATTCTATGCAGACACTACTTCTGATCTGTTTACAGCATTACAGAAGATTGTAGATGGACGTCTCAAAGACGATAACCTCAAAACAAAAGCAGTTGAGGTTCACCTTTGGACAGAAGCCACAGCAGGCAAGTATGAAGCATATCAGCAGGACTGCTACGTTGTGCCGACCTCCTACGGCGGTGATACATCTGGCTATCAGATTCCGTTTACCGTCAATTATACCGGCGAACGAGTAAAAGGAAAATTTGATATCAGTTCCGGCACATTTACAGCTGACAGCGAATAATTTTTTTTTAGGAGGGCATAGAAAATGGCAAAAACAATTAATACAAACATTGATGATGGATTTCTTCTTTTCACATTCACGAACAAGCAGGGTGAAGTGTTCTCTTCATTCAAACTGAATCCTACCGACATCAACATTGCAGCAAGAGCGGAAGAATTGGAAACTTTCTTTGAACAGGCTCAGGAATCTGTTAAAAATGTCTCTTCCGGCAAAGAGATGGCGGAGATTAATAAGCAGATCGAGGACAAAATCAATTATATGCTCGGATACGAAGCATCTAAGGATTTATTTAAAGAACCAATTACCGCAACAACTGTTTTTGGAAATGGTCAGGTATTCGCTTATATCGTCCTTGACAAAATCAATGAAGCACTTACTCCAGAGATTGAAAAGAGAAAGAAAAAAATGCAGGAAGTGGTCAATAAGTACACGGAGAAGTATACAAAATGACCGCCTATGAGTTGCCCACCTCACTAAATATCAGTGGGGTGGATTTTTCTATCAGAACGGATTTTCGAGTAATTATTGACATTCTGGTCGCCATGAATGACCCAGAATTGGACGAACAGGCGAAAGCTGTTGTTATGTTACAGATTTTGTTTGAGGACTGGCAAAGCATACCCCTGGAACATCTTACAGAAGCTTGTCAGAAAGCTTGCGAGTTTATTGATTGTGGTCAATTCGATGATATCCCGAACAAGCCCAAACCCCGTTTGATGGACTGGGAACAGGATGGAGATATGATCGTTCCGGCTGTGAACAAGGTTGCTGGTAAAGAAATCAGATCAGTACCTTATATGCACTGGTGGACGTTTTTTGGATACTTTATGGAATCTGGCGAGTGCCTGTTCAACACCGTAGTTGGAATCCGGTCAAAAAAAGCAAAGGGCGAAAAGTTCGATAAATGGGAAAAGAAATTCTATCAAGAGAATAAAAACATAATTGACATAAAAACACGTCTCAGCGACGAGGAGCAAGCTTATAAAGATAAGCTGAATGAGATGTTGAACCTCAAATAGTTAGGAGGTGGACACATGGCTGCTGATGGCTCAGTCATTATTGATACCAGAATGGACACATCAGGCGTGCAAAACGGCGTATCAGCAATCAGGCAGTCTTTTAACGGACTTGGCAGCGTAGTAAAAAAAATAGGCGTACTGATTGGCGGAGCATTTGCGATTGGAAAACTGACGCAGTTCGGTAAGGAATGCGTAGAACTCGGCTCTAACCTTGCCGAAGTGCAGAACGTGGTCGATGTTACATTCACAACCATGTCGGACAAGGTAAACGAATTTGCAAAGAATGCTATGACCTCTGCCGGACTGTCAGAAACCATGGCAAAACAGTATGTCGGAACGTTCGGAGCAATGTCTAAGTCGTTCGGTTTCTCCGAAGCACAGGCTTACGACATGTCAACAGCTCTGACGCAGCTGACTGGTGACGTAGCATCATTCTATAACATTAGTCAAGACTTGGCTTATATCAAGCTGAAATCAGTGTTTACGGGAGAAACGGAAACGCTCAAGGACCTCGGTGTGGTAATGACCCAGTCGGCGCTTGACCAGTTCGCGCTGGCAAATGGCTATGGTAAAACCACATCCGCCATGACTGAACAGGAGAAAGTGGCTCTCCGCTTGGCTTTTGTACAGAAACAGTTGTCTGCCGCATCTGGTGACTTTATCCGAACATCTGGCAGCTGGGCAAACCAGGTACGAGTGATGCAGTTACAGCTGCAATCTCTCAAAGCAACAGTCGGACAGGGATTAATCAATCTCTTCACTCCTGTTTTGAGAGTTATTAATATTTTGCTGGGCAAACTGGCAACTCTGGCAAATGCCTTCAAGTCATTTACGGAGTTAATCACCGGGAAAAAATCTTCTGGTCAGACAGGTGCAAGTGGCGCAGGTCTTGCCGGGACAGATGCAATAGCTGATACGGCAGACCAATATGGAAATGCTGCCGACAATGCCGAAAAGCTGGCAGATGCAACAAGTGATACAGCGGATGCAACTAAGAAAGCTACTAAAGCGGCAAAAGGGTATCTTAGTCCTCTCGACGAAATAAATAATTACTCAACGGATAAAAGTGCGGATTCATCGTCAAAAGTACCGGGCACAACTGGCGGACTTGCAGATCAGATAAAAGATGCTGTACAAAATGTTGATTACGGAAAAATGGCAAAGGGTGAGACAGTTCTTGATAAGATGTTAAAGCCGTTAAATAAGATAATCAACAGATTTAAAGAACTAGCTAAATTGGTTGCAAAAGGATTCTGGGATGGATTAGGAGATTACGAACCAATTCTTGACGGAATAAAAAAGGATCTCGATTCCATATGGAAATCTTTAAAAGATATCTTCACTGACCCAGAAGTTACCAAGGCGGCAAATAATTTTCTTGATTCATTTGCATATGCAATTGGACAAGTTGCCGGTTCATTTGCCAGAATTGGATTGACAATTGCGCAAAACATTATAGGCGGAATCGAAAAGTTTTTAAAGCAGAACACGCAAAGAATAAAGAACTATCTGATAGATATGTTCAATATCGGCTCTGAAATTGCACAAATAGGTGGAAATCTTGCAGTTGCTTTCGCTGATGTTTTCTCAGTTTTCGGTGGAGAAACTGCGCAACAGATCACAGCAGATTTAATCGGAATCTTTGCTGAAATCGGAATGGTTCTTACGGAAACGGCTGCAAAACTTGGCAGAGACATCCTTAACATGATTGCGCAGCCTTTTATCGACAACAAGGACATTTTAAAGTCAGCAATCGAGGGTAGTCTCGGAGCAATAGAAACCGTAACAAGCGGCGTCTTAATAGTTGTTCAAAACCTTAGCGACGCAATATCAAGGTTATACGATGAACACGTAAAGCCGCTCTTTGATTCTATAGCAAATGGACTATCAAGCATATTTGGAACTCTGATAACTGGATATAATACGTACGTTCTTCCTGTTTTTCAAGGACTAGCAGAACAAATCAAAGGGCTATTAGAGGGACCATTAGGGGACGCAATTTTAAAGATAGAAACATTTCTCGGAAAACTCATTGATTCTCTGAAACTTCTGTGGGAGTCGGTGTTAGTTCCTTTAATTAACTGGATAATCGCGAATTTGCTTCCGGTTGTTGCAAAGATAATTGATGTTGTAGGCACCGTAGCGATAAAAGTCATAAAATCATTAATTAAAATAATTGGTGATGTAGCAGATACACTGAGTGGAATTATTGATTTTCTTGTTGGCGTCTTTACAGGAGACTGGGAACTGGCTTGGCAGGGAATAAAAGAGATTGCGGATGGAGCATGGAGTTTTATCAAAGATGTTGTGTCAGGTGCGTGGGAGATAATTAAAACCGTAACAAAAGGCGCGTTGAGTATAATAAAGAGCATCATCGGCACTGCTTGGAATGCAATTAAAGCATTGACTTCAACAATCTGGAACGCAATCAAAAAGACACTTTCTGGCCTTTGGAACTCTCTTAAATCCACAGCCAGCACAGTATTTAATGCAATTAAAACTAAAGTTGTAGGCGTATGGGACAGCGTAAAGAACAAGACATCAAAAACATGGGAAAACGTAGCTACGTTCGTATCTAATAAAGTAGAAGCGATAAAAAATGCTATCACTAATAAGTTTAATGCCGCCAGAGATGCAGTCAGATCTGCGTTTGAAGGCATTGTGGATTTTATTAAAGCTCCGATCAATCAAGCAATCAGCATTGTTAATAATGCAGTTGGAATGATTAATAATGCAATTGGTGGAATTGAATCTGCATTTTCCTTTGGACCCTGGACTGTTCCAACACCGTTTGGTTCAAAGACTATTGGATTTCATGCAACATTTCCACGTATCGGAACTATCCCATATCTGGCCAGTGGTGCAGTTATTCCACCAAGGTCAGAATTCCTTGCGGTATTAGGTGACCAGAAGAAAGGCAATAACCTGGAAGCGCCGGAAAGTCTGTTACGTCAGATCGTCCGGGAAGAATCAGGAAAGGGACAGGGAGACGGAAATACCTACAATGTTACAGTTAATGCATCTGGTAGAAAACTGTTAGATATTATTATCAGTGAAGCTGAAATGAGAAGAAACCGGAATGGGAAGAACCCATTTGAGTTAGCGTAAGGAGAAGAATATGCCGCAGGAACAATTTAAAATAGACAACGTTGTTATAAGAGCACCGGATAGTTACAAACCGGTGTTCGCAACCACTTCTACGGAAGACTCTAAAAGAAGTCAGGATTTGATTATGCACAATACACCAATGGGAACAATTGGCGGGTATGACATGCAATGGGGCGAGCTTACATGGGCTGAAATAGCAACCATACTAAATACTGTACTTAACAAAAGTCAATTCACATTCCACCATAAAGACCCAACTGTTCCGGGAAGATGGATAGACAGAACATTCTACGCATCAAATTTCAACATGGCTGCGCAAACTCTGAAAGATGGGGAAGAAAAGTGGACAGATTTGTCTATCAATGTAAGGAGGATTGAGCCGATTTGATAAATGTATCTACTCAGTTAAAGAAAGAATCACTTACAAACAGAAATTATTACGTGACAGCAAATGTTACATTGTCAAATGGCACAACTCTTAAGCTAGGCAAAAAAGACTTTTATCTGTCTGGAAATAATCTCGTAGATTCAGCAGACTCCGGGGACTTTCCGGTGGGTGTGGCAATCGCAAAAACGGCAAGCTTATCATTAGTAAACGATGATGGGCGTTTTGACGGATATAATTTTAATGCTGCAAGGTTTGTTATCTTTCTCAATGTGCGGTTATCTGACAGGATAGAAACTATAAAAAGAGGTACTTATATTGTGTCAAAGAAACCTGCAACGGCAAGCGAAATAAGTCTTTCCCTCTTAGACAAAATGCATAACGCTGATAAGACGTATGATTCTAATTTATCTTTTCCTTGTACGGTCAAGGAACTGCTCTCAGAATGCTGTCAGCAATGTGGAATCACTCTTGGAGATGCAATGTTTCCAAATGCGGACTTTCAGATTCAGAAAGCGCCATCTAATGCGACATATCGTACAGTAATCGGAATGTGTGCCGGGATAGTCGGTGGAAATGCAAGAATTGATGAAAATGACTTACTCAGGATTATTACGTTTGATAAGACATTTACCAATACGACTATTTACGATGGTGGAGCAGTAAAGAACTGGACAAACGGTGATGATCTGGATGGTGGCACGCTTAATCCGTGGACGACAGGGACTGTGATTGATGGTGGTACGTTAAGTAATAACGATTATCACGCGTTATTTTCAATTCAGAATCTACAATATGACGTAGACGATGTCATTGTAACAGGCGTCAAATACGTAGAAGATGAGACCGAATATATGTCGGGTCAGGACGGTTATGTAATCACTATTGATAATCAGCTATTGTCAGGAAATGCACAGGCAGGCATTGAAGCCATTGGGAGTCAATTAATCGGTTTGCGAATGCGTCCTTTCTCATGTGACGGAATTGCCAACGGATACGCCACTTTCGGCGATCCAGTCGAATTTATTGACACGAAGAATCGTGTTTTTAGATCATTTGTAACTAATGTAGAATTTGTGTTCGGTGGTTCAACATCATGGGGTTGCAGCGCAAAGAGTGCCGAAGAAGATGTAAGTGAGTTTGTTGGTGGTCAGCAAGCGGCCGTAGAACAGTCAAAAAAAGATATAGAGAAGAAACTATCTGCCTATGACGTAAAGCTCAAACAGATGAATGAACTTGCAGCGAACACGCTGGGTTTTTTCTATACAGAGGAAGTACAAGAAGATGGTTCCGTAATTACGTACCGGCATGATAAGCCTACACTTGCTGATTCTAAAGTAATTTATAAGACAGGTGTCGATGGATTCTTTTTGTCAGTAGATGGGGGTCAGACATGGAAAGCCGGGTTTGACAGTAATGGAGATGCTGTTCTGAATATTCTTTATGCTATTGGCATCCAATCAGAATGGATTAACACAAGAGGTTTTACAGCAAAAGATAATAACGGGAATACGACATTAAGAATAGATGCCAACACAGGCGCTGTCACATTAGAGGTTGAAAACTTTACACTGAAAAGTAGAACTATTGAACAGATTGCCAAGGACGTTGTGGATGGGGCAGTTCAAAATAATGTGACTATCCCGAACTATTATGGCACGTATGTACCAACATTGCAGAATTATCCGGCATCTGAGTGGAAAAGTGAAGAATATGAAAAGCATGACGGCTCGATATTCATGAACTTCTCTACAAGCCAGGTATATATGTTTTCTGGGACTGATGGCGCTTGGCGGGAACTGGACGCTGAAAAAATTGTCAATTTTGAAAGAGTTTTTAACGCTTTAACGGATAACGGTAAGCAAGAGGGAATTTATATGCAGAACGGACATCTGTATATAAATGCTTCCTATATTAAGTCCGGCCAGATTTCAGCTGATTTAATTAGCTTGAAAAACATTAATGTTACAAACAGTTCTGGAACATCAACATTTGCGATTGATAACTACGGAAATGTTACGCTCAGACCTGATACATTTGTATTAACAAATGGTGATACAATATATAGTGTTGCGGAAGACAAAGCTTCGACAGCGCTATCAAGTGCAAACAGCTATACAGATAAAGCGCTCAGTGATCTCGACATAGGAAAAATGTCCAAGCAAGAGATTATTAATGTGCTAAGCGATAACAGCAGCAATAAAGGTCTGTATCTATCAAATGGCAATGTGTACATGAATGCCGATTATATTAACACAGGTGAATTAGCAGGATGGAAAGTTGGAATTAAAAAGCTTTCAGCAAGTGGCACGTATGGAGAAGTAACGCTAGATGCTTCAACTGGAGAGATCTATTCAGAGACGAATACAGGAGTATATGTGCCGGGGTACGGGACGTTGTATGGAACACGAATTAGAGGAATCAATCTTTATACAGGAACCGTACACGCAAGCTCAGCCTCGATTGGTACTAGTGTTTCGGCGGACAGCGTTTCGACATCAAAAAAAATTGAAGTAGGTACGCACGTAGAAGCCAGTGGTCATTTCTACAGTGCAAGTACGGGAACGGACCTTGCAGATGCTTCTATCAGAGGAAAACTGAAAGTAAGCGGGACAAAATCAAGATCAGTTTCGACGGTAGACTATGATGAACAGCTCTTTTACTGCTATGAAATGCCAACCCCATTCTTTGGAGATATCGGTGAATCTGTAATATCGGATGACGGGACTTGTATGATTGACATAGATGATATCTTTCAGGAATCTGCAAATGTCGGCATTAAATATTATGTGTTCTTGCAAAGAGAAGGAGAGGGCGACTGCTGGATAGCTGAGAAAGAGCAGAATTATTTTGTTGTAAAAGGAACTCCGGGACTTAAATTTTCGTTCGAAATCAAAGCAAGACAAGCTGAATATGAGCATATGCGATTTACTGACCCGGGAGATACGGCTTATACAGACACAAGAGATATAGAAATCCCGGAACCAAATTATGAGTCAGAAGAAACAGAGGTCTCGGAACCAGATTATGAATCAGAGCTTATTAACGACAGATTAAGTATTATCAATCAGATGGAGGTAATATCATGAAGAAGATTTTAACAAGTTTTATGAATCTTAGCACTGGAGAAGGAAGTCGCATTGCTTACACTTATTCGGAAGTAGACGAAAACACAGGAAGTATCATCAGCCAGAACAATAAGGGCAATTTCCTTGTAATGGATGACAATGTGCAAAAAAATCTTGATTCCGTAAAGGATTACATAAAAAATAATTTTCTTTCATAAGGAGGTAAGTCTAATATGGCTGATACATATACAATACAATTCCGGCGCGGTATGTACGCCGATTTTGATACGTCAAAAATTCGTCCCGGAGAGCCCGTTGCGATTCTTGGTAATGACCCGTCCGTTCCATCTGGTAAAGCCTTATACATTGCATTTGCGGCTAATGATGTAAGGCGGTTGTGTTCCATTGAGGACATTTCAGAGATGGTTAATACCGGAGAATTTGTTGGTCCACAGGGTCCCAAAGGCGAAAAAGGAGATAAAGGCGATCCGGGAGAAAAGGGCGTGGATGGCACCGTGACATTTGAATCGCTAACACCTGAGCAGAAAGAATCACTGAGGGGTGCCTCTATCACAGCGGTCAGTATCGACGTAGATGGAAATTTAACAATAACATTTTCAGATGGTGATAGTGAAAATGTTGGGAATATTATGGGGCCTCAAGGAGTGCAAGGCCCAAAAGGCGAAAAAGGAGACGTTGGTCCGCAAGGACCAGTTGGTCCGCAAGGCCCGCGAGGAGAAAAGGGTGAACAAGGAAATGACGGAACATCTCTTAATGTCCTTGGTACAAAAGAATCTGAGGCAGACCTCCCCCTGAGTGCAGAGAAGAACGATGCGTATTTAATAAACGGAGAAATGTGGGTTTTCGACGGCACGAATTGGAACAATGCTGGCAAGATTCAGGGGCCGCAAGGACCAGTTGGTCCGCAAGGTCCAAAGGGCGACCCAGGGCCGCAGGGTGTAAAAGGAGACCCCGGAGAAAAAGGAGAGCAGGGAGTACAGGGTCTAAAAGGCGATACTGGGCCAAAAGGCGAGCAAGGAGATACTGGTGCGCGAGGAATCACATTCACTCCTGTTGTAGACAGCGAAGGAAACATAAGTTGGAGTAATGACGGAGGACTTGAAAACCCCCAGACAGTAAATATTACCGGGCCACAAGGCGATACGGGCGCAAAAGGAGATACTGGACCGCAAGGAGAAAAGGGCACTACATTCGTTCCAAGTGTAGACACTGATGGAAACATAAGCTGGAGCAACACAGATGGAATCGCCAATCCCGAAACAGTAAACATCAAAGGGCCAAAAGGAGACAAGGGAAGTGATGCGACTGTCCCAATTGCTACAATCGAAATTCTTGGTAAGGTTAAGCCTGACGGCAAGACAACATTCATAGATGAAGACGGAACGCTCCACGCAAAAGGCGGTGGCGCAACCGTTACCCCAAAACCCGTAAACAACCCAACAATCGAGAATGCAAATGCATCGGTTATAATTAAATGGCAAGACCCAGAAAACACGGTAATCAGTGGTTCAACATTCTCTACATGGGCTGGTACAAAACTTGTAATGAAAGAAACGGGCTATCCCGCAAATCCAGATGACGGAACGCTTGTGGTTGATAATACAGTTCGAGATAAATACAAAACCACAGGCTATACAGTCACAGGGCTGACAAACGGCAAACAATATTACTTTACACTGTTTCCATACAACACCGATGGCATATATAACTACGATGCAGGTAACAGACTGATTGGGGAACCAGAGGGCTTAAAGATTGTCACATTTGCCGACGGAACAGACGCAGAGATTGAAAAGATGATTGAAGCGCACTACGCAGGCAAAATCAACATTAGTGACTATTGGGCGGTCGGTGACAAGAGAACCATCCATCACAATGCCATGGATGCAACTGGTGTAAGTGAGTCACACAGAGCAAATGATTACGATTATGTGATTATCGGAATTGAACATGATGACTTAGTGACTGCTATCAATGGCAAGACTAAAGCTGCTATTACAATTCAGACAGAACGTATGTTGTATTTAGACACTACGACAGAATATAACACCTCCTATAATGCATCACATGAATGTGGTTATATAAACGGTTCAAGTACAAATAGTGGTGGTTGGGAAGGTTGTGCAAGACGTACGTGGTGCAATAATGTGTACAAGAAATGTTTGCCTACTTATATTCAAGATATGATGAAGCAGGTCAAGAAGTTGACATCTGCAGGAAGTCGAAGCAGTACGATTAAAATCTCAAATGACTATGCGTTTTTACTGTCTGAAATTGAAATTTTTGGTAGTACAACGTATTCTTACGCAGGCGAAGGAAATCAGTATCAGTATTTTAAGAATGCGACTGCTAATAGATATAAGAAACCGCGTTCTGACAGTGATCACGTATCTGGCTACTATTGGGGACGTTCGCCTTACTCCAGCAGCGGAAACAAATTCTGTCATGTGAACGTAAGCGGGAATTCGTACTACGGCGACGTCAGCAGCACTTACGGCATTGTCCCCTGCTTATGTATCTAAAATCCTAGCAAATTAATGAATATAGCTGAATAGCTAAGAACAGGAGGTGCATATGGATAAAAAAGAAATTGCAAATATCTACAAAGCAATTAACAGAGTTTCAAACAGACTGAATGAGATGTCTGAGAAGTTAGACGTTGTGATACAGATGCTTAATGCGGAATCTGAGCGTAAAATTCTGATTAATGGTGATGGTATTGACGGTCTAGCTGAACTTGTATCAACGCATGATTCGGCACTTGACGAACTTGCTACATTAGTTGCAATAATCGGAGGTAAGAATAATGGTTAAATTTTTCGAAGAACGAGTAATCAATGGGCTGAAAAAATGGACAGATGTTCCTGAGCTGTGGAATAAGAAGGTAATTGAAAGACTTCAAAAGGATGGCTATGTATTGAATGAGGACGGGACAGTAACAGAATCAAAACCAGGAATAGTGAAATAAAATACGTGCAAGGGAGAAAATATGGAAATTAAAGGAATTGACGTATCATCTTATCAGAGTAAGCCAGACTGGGCGAAAGTATCGAATTCTGAAATTAAGTTTGCAATATTGAGAATCCATCAAAAATCTGGAACCGATTCCTCTTTTGAGCATAACTACAAAGGATGCAAGTCAAATGGAATCCTTGTCGGCGGATATAAATACAGTTACGCTCTGACACCGGCACAGGCAATTGATGAAGCTGAGAGCGTAATTTCTGTTCTTGGCGGACGCGGAATGGACTTTCCAATCTTCTACGACCTTGAATGGAGTCAGCAGAGAAACCTTGGAAAACAGGCGATTGAGAATATTGCAGTAGCATTTCTGACCAGAATCAAAAAAGCCGGTTATAAGGTCGGTATCTACTGCAATCTTGATTGGTACAATAACGTTCTGTCAGACACCCTGAAAAAGTACGATTGCTGGATTGCTCGTTATCCGGCTAGTGATAATGGCTCTGTACAGGAAAGATTGCGTCCATCTGTTGGTGTAGGCTGGCAGTATTCCAGTAGAGGAAAAGTATCCGGCATTAGTGGTAACGTTGACATGGATGTATTCTATAAGGATTACAAAGAGGAGGTTTCTGCAATGGATAAAGCTATTGAAAAAGTGATTCTCATTGCAAAAAATGAGATTGGATACCTTGAAAAGAAGAGCAATAGTCAGCTCGACAGTAAGACTGCAAACGCCGGTTCGAGCAACTATACGAAGTACTGGCGAGACATTAAGCCATCATATCAAGGACAGCCTTGGTGCGCAGCATTCGTGAGTTGGTGCTTTATGGAAGCATTCGGACAGGAAAAAGCAAAAAAACTGTTGAAACACTGGCCCTATGTTTACTGCCCAACACTTGGTAATCTGTTTACAAGGAACGCTAATCCAAAGATCGGTGATATTGTAATTTTTTATCATAATGGAACTTTCACTCATACCGGCATCGTAACGGCCGTAATCGGAGACAGGTTCTATACCATCGAGGGAAATACTTCTGGTGCATCTGGAATTATTGCAAATGGCGGCGGTGTCTGTGCAAAGAGTTATCTTAACAGCCAGATGCCCGGAACTAAGTTCTGTACACCAGATTATAGTATTACATCTGATGCATCTGTACCCGCAAAATCTGAAAATGCATTGCCTAATACCGCACAAACAGGAGAGAAATATATGTTTAATCCAGAAACAGTAAAAGCAGGAGATAAAAACACATCTGTGCTCCTCTTACAGGAAATTTTAAGAGCCAGAGGCTTTAAAGGCAAAAACGGCAAAGCGTTGAAACTTACATGGACAGCAGACACAAACACAATTTACGCTCTGAAAGCTTATCAAGAATCTAGGAAAGATGTTCTGGAAGTGGACGGAGTCTGTGGGCCCGTCACATGGAAAGATTTGATTGCCATATAAAAACATCCCGGGGTTAATTCCCCGGGAACTTTATTTATAAAACATATTTTGTATCATTTCGGAAGTTTTAGACTGTTATCGTTAGTCACACGTTAGTCACAAATAAAAATATTGTTTCCTAATATAATAGTGCCAAAAACACTGTATTTACAGGCATTTGCGCAATTTTCTAAATTCTATTTGTTAGTCACAATCAATAAAATTAGAATAATGAAAATGAAATGA